CTTCTTGATTGATAGTATGTATGTCACCGTTGACTACTGTGTTAGCATAAGAACCATCGTCATAAGCAGCCATGTAGTGAGCAAGACACCGTAGCTCAAGACCACTGGCATCAGCACCAAGAAGACTGTAACCAGTAGGAGCATAGAAGAGTGACCTACATTCTTTACCATAGGGTGCACCAACACTAGGAACTTGTGCAACGTTAGGGTTGGAATGAGTACAACGAGAAGTAACAGCACCCATATGATTAACACGTCCATGCATCCTCCCATTCTTCTCCATCTTCAACCAAGCCTGAGTACCTGTGGCTAACTGTCCAAGTCTTTTGTTAAGGAGTAAGTACTCGTTTAACATCTCAGCCTCAGGCATATTGAGACTTGCTAGTGTAGCTTCGTCAACCTTAGGCTCACCACTATCAGTAAAAGCTTTAGGTTTCCAACCCCTCTTCATTAGTCTGTCTGCTATCTGCATACGTGAAGCAGGGTTGAATGGTATTGTCTTAGTCTTAGTCTTTAACTCTACGATAGTAGGCTCAAAGGTATTAACTAACTCAGTCTCAAGCTCTGATTTACGTGAGGCTAACTTGTACCACAGTTCTTTAGCTGCATCTACATCAAAGGGAAAACCATATTCCTGTTGCTGTAGTAGTAGGGTATGTATCTCAGTCTCTAAGTCTAGTGCTTTCTTACTAAATTTTTTTTCAGTAATTTTAGAATAGAGTTTAGCTGTAACCTTCGTGTCTTGTATACAGTAGTGTAACATCTCTTGGGTATACTCTCCAAAGCTCTCACTGCCCACATTGAACTCACCTTTTAATTCTCCTAGTCTGTATCCCCATGCCTTAAGACTGTGACTACCCATAAGTTTAGGAGGAAAGTTATTATTCTTACTCAGCTCAACATCTATCTCTCGTATGTCACACCATATAGTTCTTGAATATACTAGAGTATCTATGAGCTTACCTTTGTATTCAAAGTCATACAACTTCTTGAGTACTCTTAAGTCATAGTCAATAATGTTATGACCTATTAAAGCCTCTGCTTTAGATAAGAACACAAGCCCTTCTTTTATTTGGTGGGGTTCAAAGGTGTGTACCTTTTCTGTGTCCTTCTCCCTACATACTATGCACCACACAGTAGTGACATCATCTAGTAAGTTGTCTGCTTCTATATCAAATATTAATTCCATTGTTTCTCCTTGTGTCTCTGCACTATTTAAAATTCTACTTCTTCTTCATCAGGAAAATTTACCTCATTCATTCTTCCTGTCTCTGTGTTGTATTCTAATGAACAAGTCAAGCCTGTCTCACCAGACCATCTGTTCTTCAATACTCTAACCTGACTTACGTTAGGTTTGTCTTTGTCTTGTTGGTTACGTTCAAGTCCTATCACCATGTCAGACAGCTGACCTATTGCAGCACTGCCTCTAAGCTGTGACATAGAAGTCTGTGCTCCATCCTCATGTCCTCTGTCACCTGAAGGTCTCTTAAGATGTGACACGAGTATCATACCACAGTTGAGTTCTTCTACTAGTGAACGTAACTTAGTCATAGTATTGTCAATGATACGTCTCTCATCTCCTCCTTCTAAACCACTAACAACAATACTAATATGGTCAAGTATGATATAATCAACTTGACACCCTCTGACGAGATATCTGATTTTGGATAGTAGATTTTCAGAATCAGTAGAACCCCAATGGTCATACATATAAACCCTGCCAGAACCCACTGTGTTATTGAAAGCATCCTTTAACTCCTCTGTTGGTACATCATTTGATTGTAGATGTAGTGGTTTGTTTAAGTCAATAGACATCAAACCAAGTGAGGTACGTTTAACATTCTCTTCTAATGCTATGTAACCTATGGTCTGTCCTTGCATGACAAAGGAGTAAGCAAACTCTCTAGCTAGTTGTGACTTACCTATGCCACTACCTGCAGTGAGTGTTACAATCTCACCCTTACGACAACCACCTGTCTTCTCTTGTATACCTGCATAAGGATAAGAGACAGAGTGTTTGTCATCATCTGCAGTAATCAGTTCCCATACATCAGTACCTGCTATGATACCGTCAGGTCTGTAGGTCTTAGCTGCCCAGACTGCATCGATAAGTTCAGCTACTCTTCCTGCTTGTACCATATCACTAGCATCTTTAAGAGGTAGCTTGGCTATCTTAGCTTTACTAGGTGGTAGTATACTGGCTACTTCCTTTGCTGCTTTCTGACCATGCTCATCATTGTCAAACATAATAATGATAGAGTCATAGTTACAAAGCCATTCAATAGATTTAGATACAGCTTTCTTAGCTGAGTCTGCACCTGACGGAACACTAACAACTGACCACTTGTTGTCAAGAACTTGACTAAGTGATAGAGCATCTAGCTCACCTTCAACAATGGTAATCATCTTACCACCATCACGACAAAGGTGTTCACCATACAGTCCAACCTTCTTCATATCACCTAAGGCAAGGAAGTCCTTGTTAGGAAACCTTACCTTCTGTGCTTGGAGTGTGCCTTCTCTGTCGTAGTAGTTAGCTACATGTACCTTCTTACCTTTGTAAGTTGATACACCATACTGCCAATGTCTAGCTGTCTTCTCAGTTATCTTTCTTTTGTTAAATGCCTGTACCTCAACAGGTAAAAAGGCAAAGTTACTTTTCTGTGTAGTCACTGCTATCACTCCTTTGTTATTGTCTGGATATGTCATTACCTGACAAGAGAAGCAGTAGTGTTTGCCTGTACTATACAAAGCATTGGCATCACTACTGCCACAGTGAGGACACTCTTCATGTCTTATGAACTCACCGTTATCCATCCTTACCTATTGACTCCTTTATAAACTTAGACATGTAATCAAAACCTTCAGCTATCTTCTTGAGTGTCTCATTGTCATACTTCTCAGAGTCACCTACCATATCAATAGCCATGTCCTCATAGATAGTTGTATGTTCTATCTCCTCATCACCTATGATGACAGACACACTCAGACCTTGCTTAGTAAACTCTGCTTGTAAATCTACATCAGTTTCAATCATGTCTTTAACATCTATCACACTCATTTCAACCACTCCTTTGGTATTGTTTCTTCTGCCCATATAAAACCATTACGGTCAGCCCATTCTTGACAGGTCATCTTAGAACCATCCTTTCTTTTCTTAGCTCCTTGTATAGTGGAGCTTGCCTTTTGAAATACAAATCGTATATCTAAGTCAGGGTACTGTGCCTTGACAGCCTTCATCTTACGTTGACTGTCTTGTCTGAAGTATCCTTTAAGCTCCACTATCATCTTGCCTATCTTTAAGTCAGGAACATAGTGACGTTCCACAAAGTATGCCATCTTCTCAGGTTCATACACATGTGGAATGTCACGTGCTACTAGGTCTGCAATGACCCTTGCCTCAAAAGTCCCCTTCGTCATCAGCTTTACCTTCAGTATCCACATCGTCAAAGACTGAAGAGTTATCTTTCTCTATAGCTTTGGCTACGAATCCATCTTCTTCTTCAAAGAGGGAAGCAGTAGAGGGTGTGCCATGTTCAACCAAGTCAATGACCTGCATAGCTTTCAGTCTAAGAGATACACCTACTTGCTTACTGCTTGCCATGTAGTAAGTCACAGGTTCAACAGCTACTTTAACTAGTGAACCATTGCCTATCAACTGGTCACCTGACATTGGGTTACGTTTAGCATCAACAACGTTGACTTTTTGATTATAAGTTTGACCTGTCTTAGACCTTATCTTAGCTTTCAGTTTGGTTTTGAATACAACGTTACCTGTTTCATTACCATTCTGGTCTATGTCTGGGTCAGTTACTGCACGTTTGGACAGGGTTGCCTTGAGTTGTGGCTTCTCCTTGACAAGCTTGTTGTACTCTTCATCAATGAGTCCTTCAAGTTGTTCACAAACTTGAGCTGCTTCTGCTTCAGGTAGAATTACCTGAGTAGAATATTCTCCGTCATCTACAAACCTTGTATCAGGTTCAAAGACTTTTGCCCATTGGGACTTTCCTTTTATTACTAGCATATAATAACTCCTTATTGCTATTTGTTTTGCCATCTGGCTAGGTTGTAACTTTAGAAATCAAGCAAAGAAATAGTCTGATTTCAATACGTTACGGATATCTAGGTTACCTTTACTTGGTGGCAGAGGAACATCCTCAGTACCTAGAGTCTTGATTGCATGAGTCCTGAGTTCATCAAGAACATCATGCTCTTCATACATACTAACGAACTGTTCACGTAGTATGTTAGATAACTGTGGCATCATGCTACTATGTGTACCATAGCTGTCATGTACCATAGCAAAGTCTACAATACCTACCTTAGTAGCTTCGTTAATAGTACGTGTCATAGCAGAGGCATCTAAACTGTGGATGAAGTTAGGACTACTACCTAACCCTGTCCTCTGCTTATTAACTGTGTCTTCCTTATCTTTAGGAAAGGATAGAGATACTACTTCACCATTGATGTGTGTCTTTATCCTCTTCTGTTGTAGCTCGTTGTACTGTTGCATAACAATCCAACCTGTAGGTGTGACCCACTCCATATGTTTGTTCATGTTAGAGTATACATCTCCAACACTCTTAACATAGTCCATCACCTTACGTGCTGATACAATCACACCACTAATGCTGTCCCATATGTGACCTGCTAGGTAGTGTGTTACATTAAACAGGTCATCACCAAAGACATTAGGTTTACCTTCCTTTATCTGGTCTTTGATAGCCTCTTCTATGTAAGTACGACAAGCATGTTTAGTACCTGAGTAAGGGACAATCATCACAGGTCTCTTAGCTAACTTCCTATCTATACCAAACTCTAAACATTTTCTAGCTAGTTCTGTATTATCTTGCTTGATAATGCTAGTAGCTTGCTCTGCTACCTGTGTGTATATATCCTGTGGTACAGCAGAAGGTACTAGGTTAGTAGCTACACCCCCTAGCTCATCTCTTAGTATAGCTGAGAGGTGCTGTAATCCGTTGCAACTGCCATCTGCTGAGACAGGTAACCTAGTATGGTAACCCCAACCTAGTTTAGCTAGGGCTGACATCTCATAACACCAAGCTAGGAACTGGAATGGTTTGTCTGCATCAAGCCAAGCTTGGTTATCATAGGGATTGTCTGCTATCTTCTGTGCCTCATCCACATACTCCCATGCCCATGCTTCACGTTTGTCTAACGTTATCTTATCATTACCATACAAGTTTGCTCCATGTATACACAGCCACCTTGCATCATCCCAGTTGTTGATAGGCATAGAGTAACCAAACTCTAGTAAGCTCTTACTCCAATCAGCTGACTGTGGTGACAGGAATGTACTGCTTGCATACTTACGTGAACGGAAGTCATTCTGCCACACGTAGTAGAACCTGTCATACTTGGCAAACTGTTCAGCTATCTGTAAGGTACGTTCAACTTGTATACGTTTACTGACACTACGATTATTGTTTGAGTAAATCTCAGCACGTTTACGTGACCATATTCTAAAGACAGCCTTCTCTTCCTCATTCATCTCGCTAGGTTCTTTACTGAAGTGATAGTTAGGTAGAGGTGTGTCATCCCTAGCAGGTAGGTTACCTATCTCCTGTCCATTATCCCACAGCTGACGTATAACTTTGAGTACGTTCTGATTAATCCTCCACTCAGTCTGCTGTAGTGCATTGAGACAGGCATACTCAGCTGTTAAATCTTGTTCAGCTAGTCTACTTAAGTGTGTCTTCAAGCTCATTACTTTCTCCTTACAATAGGTAGTTCATCTATCTCATGTCCATGATAACCTCCACCCTTGATTGATGTCCAATCTTTAGGTGGTATTACACAAGGTAAGTATCTTGGACGTGAGCCTTGCATGTACTCATTGAATGCTTCAATCCATTCAAGTGTATCTTGAGTAGGTACAACATAGGTTGCACGTCTCTTCCTCTCAGTCTGCTGTGTGTCTAGCTTAATGACACCAGTACTCTGTATGATAAGGTCAACCATCTTGAACCCTACATGTACACGTTCAGACTTCAACCACTCAGTAGTCTTGTAACCATCCTTGTTCATTTTATTAGTTAGACCATACCTTCTAGCTCCGTATGCTTTCTTCATAGCAAGCTT